ATGGAAAATAATGAAAAAGAAAAATACTACTGCCGAAAATGTATGAAATCTCTCCCGGAAGATAATTTTTATCAAGCTATGGACGGTGGTTTAGTAGATAGTAATACCAAATTTTCTGTGTGTAAAAACTGCGTACAAGATATTTTTGATATTGTATATAAAGAATTAAACAGCATGGAAAAAACAGTACATCGTCTATGCCAAATATTTAATATTAAATTTACAAACGAAGCTCTTGATGCTACAAAATCTCATATACAAACCATGTTAGAAAATGGGAAAAATGTAAAAGCTATATTTTCGATTTATCTGATGAAGCTAACGGCTACTAAAAAATCGATGAACAAGGGCGGTGTAAACGATTTTCAATATGAAGATGTAGGAACTATTTTCACAGAAAAACAAATTGATACTTCAAGTGTTCCAATGCCTATGGAAATTGTTAAATTTTGGGGAAACGATTTGAGTAGGGGAGATATTGAATTTTTAGAAAACGAATATACTGAATTTAAAAATACACATTCGGCGGACACCAGAGCGGAGGTTGTTCTTCTGAAACAAGTGTGTTATACGCTACTGAATATTAAAAAAGCAAGACTCGCCAGTGACCCAACAGATAAACTTGTAAAAGAATTACAAGATTTAATGAAAAGTTTGACTATATCTCCAAATGTCGCTAAATCTAACGCTTTAAATGCGGGAGGCGACAGCTATGGGCAATGGATTGCGGATATAGAACGTAGTGAGCCTTCACAATGGTTGCTCTCTGACCCTCGTGGACAAATTTATAGAGACGTGGGTGATACAGATTCTTATTTTGAAAAATATATTGTACGCCCTCTCAGGGGATTTATTACAGGAAGCCGTGATTTTAACGTTGACGAAAATGAAGAAATAGAAAGAGAATTTGACGATAGAGAAGTAAATAATTTTGTGAATCTCGATGAGGAAATAAATTAATAACTAGTAATAAACTGTAGCAAATAGGGTCATTCCCGAAAAGCATATTCTGAATGTCTGTTGCTACAGTATTATATTTCAGAACTTATTACAGAGATAAGGAGAAAAAATGAATAGCGGAATCTATTGTATTGAAAATTTAATAAATGGTAAAAAATATATAGGGAGCGCGTCTAGTTTATTCGCTAGAAAATCCGACCATTTTTATTGTTTAAAAAATAATAAACATAATAATACTCATCTACAAAGAGCATATAATAAATACGGACATGAAAATTTTATTTTTAAAATTCTAATTATTTGTGAAATATTTGAATTAAAAAAATATGAACAATTTTTTGTTGACTTTTATAAACCTGAAATTTACAACATTTGCTTGAAGTGTGTCGATTCTAGATTCGGTGTAAAAGCGTCCATAAAAACAAGAAAAAGAATTATAAAAAATCACGCCGACATCTCTGGAGAAAATCATCCGATGTATGGGAAGCATCGTTCAGAAGAAACTAAGAAAAAGCTATCGGAAATTAATAAGGGTCAAAATAATCCTAATTATGGAATTCCCAAATCAAAAGAAACAAAAGAAAAAATTTCAATAGGGAATAAAGGAAAACATCGTTCAGAAGAAACAAGAAGAAGATTGTCTGAATCTCTGAAAGAATACTGGAGGAAAAAACATGAAGAAAACAAAGAAATCATCAACTCCTCCACTTAAAAATATGAAGCCATATTCCCGAAGTAATGAATCCTTGAAATTTCTCGGTGAAAAGGAAATGACAAAGCAGAAACGAGACCGTATAAAAAGTTGGACCAGCTTCTATAGGCAAAACCCATCGTATTTTGTAGAGCATTATATGGAAACACCTTTATATCCTTTTCAGCGCTTTTGGATTAATTTAATGGCTAGGTCCACGGAGTTTGTGGGTATAGCTTCTCGTGCCAGTAGTAAATCGTGGCTTATAGCGGTGTATTCTATTGCTAGATGCATTTTGTATCCTGGCACAACCATAGCATTAGCTTCTTCTACAAAAGCACAGGCTGGTCTTATTATTTCTGAAAAATGCAGGTCTTTACGAGACGAACACCCCAACATTGCCAGAGAATGTTCTAACCTTGTTTCTAATCAGAACCAATGGCGTATGGATTTTTTCAATGGTTCCAAAATAAATGTTGTTGTTTCTGGAGAAGGGGGCAGGGGGCACAGGTCCAATGTGACAGTCTTGGAAGAAAGACGTTTAATACCCAACGAAATTATAGATTCTATTATCCGTCCCTTTCTTGTTTCACGCCAAGCACCTTATATGAAAAATCCTAAATATTCAGAAATTGCAGAACTTAGAGAGGAACCACAAGAGATTATTATTTCTTCTGCACATTACAAATCATATGAATGGTATCCAGAAACGAAGAAATTCTTAAAAATGATTGCAGACGGGGATACTAATACCAAAGCATTGTTTTTGGATTACCCGATTTCAATTCATCATGGTATAAAGACAAAAAATCAGATGATAAGAGAGAGGTCCAATATGGACCCCATAACTTTTTTAATGGAGTATGGAAATATACCTTATGGTTCTTCAAGTCTTTCTTTTTATAAACTCGGACTATTCGATAGAAATATAAAAAGAAGTTGGAGACCAATCAGGGATGAAGTATATTTGACAACCAGAAAAAATAACTATGATATACCAAAACTATCTGATGAAATGCGCATAGTCTCTGTTGATATTGCTATGAGGGCAGGTTCTACAAACGATAATACTATTATAAGTTGTGGTAGATTATTACCTAGTAAAAAAGGTTGGATGACAGAAATAGTTTATATGGAATCCCACAATGGTAAAAATACTAATTTACAAGCTTTAAGAATAAAACAAATATTCGAAGAATTTCAAGGAGATGCTCTCGTTCTAGATTTAGCGAGTGCAGGAATAAGTGTTTTTGATGCACTAACTTCAGTAACAAAGGATGAAATAAGAGGAGTTGAATATAAACCTTATACCGTAATGAATTCTGCATTAGTTGACCAGAAAGTATATGATGAATTAATAGGTAGAACACTCGGAAGAGATGCGTTTGCCTGTATATTTCCTATCTCTGCTACTGCTCCTTTAAACTCTCTAATTGCTGTTAAATTTAGAGAGAGATTAAAGAAAAAATTAATCGCATTTTTAATTGATGATAATAGCGAAGAAGAATTTTTAATAAGGTCAGGAAATAAAGATATCTTAGACCAAGACGATACTGGTATTAGAGCATATCTATTACAATCCCATCTACAAACAAGCTTATTTATAAACGAGAGTATCGCTTTAGAAATGGCTCCCGCAAACGGTTTAGTAAAATTGGTCGAACCAAGTGGTGCTAGAAAAGACCGTTATACATCTGTTAGTTATCTTAATTACTATGTATCTTTAATGGATATTGAATTATTAGGATTTAGATATAACGAATGGGATGATGAGGAAGCTTTTCTAGGTGTGTCGTTTGTAGTATCAGGAGGTTAAATATAATTGAACGGATAGAAATTGTGTCATGAACAATTTTGAAAAGAATAATCCTAAATTCCTTCCGTTCAATAAATATATTAGGAAATTACCATAGGAGGTAATTATGCTAAAAAGTATTTATACTAAAACAGGAATTTATTGTATTGAAAATATAGTTAATGAAAAGAAATATATTGGAAAAGGAAAAAATATAACAACAAGATGGTCTGACCATAAATGGAAATTAAAAAATAAAATTCATGATAACAAACATCTTCAAAATGCGTGGGATAAATATGGAGAAGAAAATTTCAAATTGTGGATTATAGAAGAATGTAAAGAAAGCGAATTAATAGAAAAAGAAATTTTTTATATTTCTCTATACAATACAAAAAATACAGGTTATAATATGACAGATGGAGGAGACGGAATTCCCGGGCATATACATTCTGAAGAAACAAAAATAAAAATGTCTAATTCTCAAAAAGGTAAAAAACAAACGAAAGAACAAATAAAAAAAAGAAAAAATACAATTATAAATTGGACCGACGACCAAAAAGAAATTGCTTATATAAACAGGTCGAATGGTCACAAGAATCATATCGTTTTAGAAAAAACAAAAGAAAAATTGTCGGAATACTTTAAAAACAATCCTTCAAGAAAAAAGGGCAAATATAAACACTCCGAAGAAACCAAAAAGAAACTCTCCGAATCTTTAAAAAGATATTGGTTAGAAAGGAGAACACAAGATGACAGATAAAACAAATGAAGAAAATTTAATCAGTGAAGAAAATGTTTGGTCAGTTATAGAGTTTGCTCGTGCAATGACAAATATGTACGGACAGGGCTATTTAACCCCCGAACTTATTAATCAACGCATGCGTGATATTACCCTAAATCCAATGGCGGCTACAGAAAGTGAACTTAATACAGCACTTTCTTCGCCTAAAGATAGCGAATTGCAACTTCGCTCTTTTTCTCAAGATTTCGAAATGAAATCTATGGTTTATAAAAGGCTTATCACCTATATGGCTGATATGCTTGCGTTTGATATTACATATACATCAAGTGCAGAACTTAAAGATTATGAAACCCCGAAATATAAAAAAGACCTAAAAACAGTAGAAGACATTCTAGAAAAATTCGCTTATAAAAAAGAATTATCTATTGCTGTTAAACAAATGGTAAGGAATGATGCATATTTTGCTGCTATTAGAGATTTAGGAGATAGTATTGTTTTACAAGAACTTCCTGCCGATTATTGCAAAATAACCGGAAGATGGGAAGGTGGCTTTCTATTCAGTTTTAATATGTTTTGGTTTTTAATTCCTGGGGTTGATATCAACATGTATCCAGATTTCTTTAGAAAGAAATATAAAGAAATATGGGTAAACGGAAATCAGCAAAAACCATATATACCTTCCATGCCACCGGAGATGAGAAATTCGACTTGGATTTATTGGGTTGATATTCCTATCGATGTTGGTGTATGTTTTAAATATTCTCCTGAACTCGCAACTAGATTGCCATATTTTACACCTTTGTTTAGTGATTTGATTTTACAATCTTTAATGCGTAATCTTCAAAAGCAAGCAACTATGGCTGCGGCAAGTAAAATGATTATCGGTCAAGTTCCAATGCTAAACAGAGACGCTAAAGCAAGTGTAAAAGATATGATTGCTATTAGCCCTGATTTACTTGGTAAATTCTTAGCATTAGTAAAAAGCAGTATTAATGAAGCTATTAAAGTTGCTTCTGCGCCTTTGGAAGATATGAAGGGTATTAGTTTTGACTCAGAAAATGAGTTATACGATAGTTATTTAAAAACAACACTGGCTTCTAGTGGTGTAAACACAAACTTGATATTTACAAGCGATATTAAGCCAAATGTTCTTGAAACTCAATTGAGTTTGAATGTTGATGAGCAAATGATGACAGCGCTATATGACCAATTTAATATCTTTATGAATTATTATATTAATAAATTCACTAAGATGTTTAAATTTAAATTTGTTTTTGAAGGTACACAATTTTTCCTAAACAGACAACAAAGATTAGAATCTATAATGACTTTGTTTAATGTGGGGATTATTTTACCTCAAAAAATAGCGGCTGCTATAGGAATGAAACCCGCTCAATTAAGAAAACAGTTGGAAGAAGCACAAGGGAGTGGGTTTATGGATTTGATTAAACCACCCGCTCTCGAAGGTCAAAAGCAAATAGCGGAAATAACAGGTAAACAGCAAAAAGATTTAACTGACCAAACTGCTAAAAACCAGCGGGAGTTAGCAGACCAAACTGCTAAAAATCAAGAAAAGGTTGCAGAAAAACAAGCTAAATTGAATCCAAAACCTGCCCCCGGTGTACCCGGTGTGGCAACTCCTGCTAAACCCGAGGGAAAAACAACTGCTACGGGACAACCCGCTAAGCCAGGTAGACCCCAAGAAGATATAACAAAAATCTCAGAGGAAACTGAGGATACCCGGAGCGGTGGACAAAATTTAGGGCGCGGTGGAAAAATCTAATTAATAAAAATGTCTTAATCTGTTAAAAAAGATGGAGGCGAAAGGAGGAAAATGAAACTCTTAGATAGTCTAAATAATGCTTTTAATGAGCAAATTACACACGAATACCGAAATCAATTGATATATACTCAATTAGAGTCTATTTTCGAAGATTTTCAGCTTAAAAATATCGCCAAATATTTTCATGAGCAATCTTTACATGAAAAAAGTCATGGAGATAAAATAGTTGGGTATTTAAACGATAGAACAGGTGGGAAAGTTAATATCAGAGAAATTGATTCCCCGATAATACCTTTTTATACAATCGATACTTTAGCAAGCATTGGGGATTTGTATATTTCTACAGAAGAAAGTACAACCGAATCTCTAGAAAGTATTTATGACTTTGCTTTAGGAAATAAATCATATATAGATTTACCCCTTCTTTCTGATATGTTACAAGAACAAGTAGAAGAAGAAGATTCAGCCAACGAATTTGCTTTAAATATAAAAATGACAAAAGATTTAGTTTTATTTGATAAATCTTTTTCAGGAGGGTAAACATATGTCATGATTACTAATCCGGAAATAATTACTGAAAAATATAGATGTAACAAATATGTTAAAAGTTGGCTTATATTTCACTGTCGCTTGCCTTTATTGAGCTTCGATAAAAAATATTTTTATTTTGCTAAAACAGATAAGCTAAAAGAGTGTTTGAAAAAAATGCCTTTAGATGTAAAAATATTATCTATATTATAAAAAACCCAAGGAAGGGAGGTAAATTGATGAAAAAAATTAGTTTTGCAATTGAAAATGTTGAAATGATTCAGGAAAATCCTGATTCTAACTTCGCTCTTTTGGCTTTAGACTTTTTTGCTTCTGGAGATAATCTTCACGATATGTATGTTTCCGAAGAGACACTACTTCGCACAGCAGATACAATTAAGAATTGCCCTCTTGTCTGGAAATATGATGCGGTGCTAGATGATGTCTATACACATGACCCCGAAGAGGTTCCTTGCGGTTTTGTTCCAGATAGTACTATAATCACAAGTAAAAAACTGGAAGATGGGAGGACAATGTTATCAGCCATAGCTTATGTGTGGAAAAGATATACTGGTCCATTGTTAGGTTTCTTCAAGAGGGATGGAGGAAAAAAGCCTGTCAGTGTCGAAATGAGCGTATATAAAACTCAACCAAAAAAAGACGGAAAAACTGAACTTCTTGATTTTAGATATGAAGGGGTAACTGTTTTAGGAAGTTATGTGACTCCTGCTATACCTATGGCTAATGCAACTGTTTTGTCTTTTGCAAAAGAATATGAGGAAGATTTAGAGAAGGAATTCTCTTTCACAGAAATCATAATCCCCAAAGAAGTAAGATATGCTGTTGAAAAAGGTCTTGAAATTCGAAAAGAGGAGGGAGGTGGTACATCTACAGGTATCGCCTTTGCACGATATTTAACTAAAAATAAAATAATAACTCCCGAAAAAATAAAAGAAATTAATAATTATTTTTCCACACACAAACATAGCAGAGAAACCGTTGACTGGCTTCTTTTCGGTGGAGATTATGCAAAGGAATGGGCAGAAAATATGTCAGAAAAAATTGACAACGAACTTGTCACATTTCCTTATAAGTCAAAGGCGGATGTGAATCCATCTTTAAAGGGTATTACCCCTCCCATTTCTCTCGCCCAAGCTAATGCGATTGCTGCGCAAGCAGATTCGATTGGTTCAGATGATAAGAAAAATGGTTGGGCTATTGCAATAAGTTCGTTTAAGAAAACTCATCATGTAGAAGATGAAAAATGGGTAAAAAACGAAGGTAGTACTGTAAAAGCGTCTGCGGACGATACAGAAGATTTTATCAAGGAGGATACTATGACCGAAGAAGAAAAAATGGCAGTTGAAAAAGCCGAAGCAGATGCAAAAATGGCTGCTGAAAAAGCCGAAGCAGATGCAAAAATGGCTGCTGAGGTAGAAGAAAAAGCAAAAATGGCTGCTGATGAAGAAGCTAAGGCAAAAATGGCTGCTGAGGTAGAAGAAAAAGCAAAAATGGCTGCTGATGAAGAAGCTAAGGCAAAAATGGCTGCTGATTCAAAGGTTGCTGCTGAAAAAGCAGTAGCTGAAAAAATGGCTGTTGATGAAGCAAAAGCTAAAGCAGCAGAGGAAGCAAAGAAAAAGTTAGAAGAAGAGAAATCAAAGAAATTTGAATTCCCCATTGAGAAATGTGGTGAAATGTTCTCAGCAGATGACGATGAAGATGATGTAAAAATGGCTAAGGTGGAATGCGCCAAAGGCAAAGAAGCAGACTTCGGAATCGTTATGAATGGTCTATTTGCAAAAATCGAAAAGCTATGTAATAAGATGGCATTAATGGCTGAAGAGAAAAAAGCATATATGGCAGAAAACGAAGAACTCAAGAAGTTCAAAGCAGAATTAGAGGGTCAACAGAAAGAGTTTGCAATTAATGAAACTTTGAAAGAACTCTCTGTGTCTGTCTATCTTCCTGATGATGTTAAAGCAGAAATGAAAGCGGATGCCGCAAATTATACTTTAGCAAATATGGAAGCATGGAAAAATTCCTGCAAAGCAAAATCATTTGATTTTGCAATCAGGATTCCCCAAAGCAAGGGCACTATAGAAGTTGGACTACCTTTTGGTGGTGCAACCAAGAAACAAAAAAGCCTTTGGGATTAAAACCAAGGGTATATCAATTTAATTTAAAAACAGGAGGTTTTTATTATGGCACATGCAGTTTTAATTCCATCAGCAATTGCAGCAATGAACATCGATTCTTTAAATAGAAGCGTTATGAGTGGCTCTGTTGCATTAGATAATGGTAACGTTTTATTAATGGGTGCGGAGTACACTTCCGGTAGTTTAACAGAAGTATTTGCTGTTACTCCACCAGTTGCAGGTTCCGCTACGAATTTATGGATGGCATATTCTGGTGACGAAATTGTTGTTACCAACGCTCAATACAAAGGTCTTGACCCTGACCCACGTAATTTCTTCAATGCGGCAGGTAAGGTATTTTCCGCTTACAAGCCACAACTTGGAGACATTATAGTACTTACAGCCGATGCTTTTACCGGAAGTTTCTCATCTAATACCTATGCTGGTACTATCGCATATAGTTATAAGTTAGAATGGGCAAATGCACAAGGAACAGGTCTGGTCTACAAATATATTGCAACAACATATATTTCCCTTGCTACTGGTGCTATTGATAACCAGCGTGTTGCAGCTTATAAGCTGGAATGCGTTTCTATATAATTTTGGATAAAAGGAGATATATATTATGAAAATCCCAAATCAAGTACTTACTTTCGCAGGTGAACAGAACTTAACACCTTATAAAATGTTCGTTGATTATTGGAATCACTATCGTGCTTTAAACGGTGCGAAAAATGTTGAATATCAACAAAATACAATTACACCCGAGGGTGCAGTTGTACCTCTTAGCTTCTCAGAAAAAGAGGAAAAATTAAATGCAGCTTTAAAACGTGAAATTTTACGTGTAGCAGGTGTTCAAAATTTTGACACGTTCTCTATTGAGACTTGGGCAAATCACCCTGCTTTAAAGTGGGCAACCTTCGCAGTTATTTCTGCTGTTATTGATATGATTCTTCCAGAAACTATCATTGACAGTATTGGAATTTACTCCGAAGTTCGTACAATCGGTTGGGGCGACTCAGCGGCGTTCGATGTAAGTCCTCGTGATTTATTCATCGTTTCTAAAGCAGGTCGTAGCAAGAGAACAACCGAACTACACAAGCAGTTCAAAGGTCAGATTACAGTTATTCCAGAACCTCGTGAAATGACAGTATTTGTGTCATTAATGAAAGTTCTTGCAGGAAAAGAATCTTTAGCAGACTTTGTTATGAAGATGGTACGTTCATTCGAGACAGCATTAGCTGTTGACGTGTACAATGCTTTCTACACTGCAATGGATGCTGTTGACGCTACTGCAAGCACTGGTTTACTTGTAGCTGGCTATACTCAGTCAGAATTTGTTCGTCTTTCACAAACTGTTGCTGCGTGGAATGGTGGTTCAAAAGCGGTTGCTATCGGTACTCAGCGCGCTTTAGCGAGCATTCTTCCTGCAAACGCCAACTATCGCTATGATTTCCAAAGCGAATACGTGAAAGTTGGTTATCTACGTGATTTCCAAGGAACCGATATTATGGTACTCCCACAGGTAGCTGATTGGCAGACCCCATTCGGTTTGAAACTCTCAGATTCTCGTATCTGGCTTGTTTCCCCTTCGTCACAAAAACTCATCAAGGTTGTTTTGGAAGGTAATGTACTTTCATATACCAGTGATGTTTACGCAAACGCTAACTTAATTCAAACTTCAACCCTTATTAAGAGTTGGGGTACCGCTGTTGCAACTAACGCTGTTGCTGCAACAATTCAATTAGCATAATCTATTATAGAATAGGGGCGGGAAACCGCCCCTTCCTAAAAAATATTAAGGAGAAAAATGAACAAAAAATCATCTACACAGCTTTCAGCCGACGAAAAAAAAGAAGTCGAAGCTTTGAAAGCAAGACTAGCCGAATTAGAACCAACCATTGATACCGTAGAACCAGAAATGGGAAAACGTACAATAGAAACTGGAAGAAATAAAGTTCTGCTAGACGATTATGTACCTGTTATGAGCCTTTTGCCTTATAGGTTAAACCTATCAACTAAAGAAGGTGGGCAGGGAGATGTTAAAAAATTTACCAAGTTTGGGGAAGTGAAAAACATTCTTTATAAAGATTTGGTAGATATAATAGAAGTCAATCGAACTTTCATGGAATCAGGATATTTTTATATACTTGACCCGTTAGTTATACGCCAGCATGGTCTGGATGAAGTTTACTCCAAAATATTAACAAAGGAAAAAATAGAAGAAATACTAAACAATATAAACACAGAATATTGTATCGACCTTTATAATTCATCCAATTCAAATCAGCAAAAAGTAATTGTACAATTGCTTATTGAAAAAGTAAAGAATGACTCTGGCTCTGTAAATTTGTATACTGTAGATAGAATTTCCAGATTATCAAAAATTGATATTGCACAAAAAGCAGAAGAAGAGAAAGCTTTAGCAGAAGAATTGGTTGAACAGAACCAACAACAATAAAATAATCAAAAGGAGGTCAAATGATTGGCATCTATTGTATCGAAAATACTGTGAACAATAAGAAGTATGTCGGTCAAGCTATTGATATTAGTAATAGAATAATAAGACATAGAAATAGTTTGAAATATAATAGACATAGAAATAATCACCTCCAAAAAGCATATAATAGGTATGGTAAAGAAAATTTTAAATTTTCTATTATTCAAGAATGTAATGAAAATCTTTTAGATTTAATGGAAAATTATTGGATTATTGCCTACGATACTCTTAATCCGGATAAAGGATATAATATAAAAACAGCGGGAAGGAACGGAAGACATTCTAAAGAAACAAAAGAAAAGATGTCAAAATCTAGAACAGGAAAAATCCATTCGGCAGAAACAAAAGAGAGAATGTCAAAATCTTCCAAAGGAAAAGTTTTTTCAGAGGAGCATAAAAAAAATATATCTAAAAATCACGCAGATATTTCTAAAAATAATAATCCTTTTTTTGGAAAGAAAAGAAAAATCACCTCTTCTAAGTTTTTAGGCGTATGTTTTAAAAAACCCAATAACAAATGGGTCGCTGGAATATGTTTAAATGGAAAAAGTAAATATATAGGAATTTATGAAAAAGAAGAAGATGCAGCAAAAGCATATGATTCTTATATAATCACAAATAATTTAAGCAATCCGCTTAACTTTTCATATGGAGGCGAAAATGGCTAATACAAGTTTATCTGAGATTTACGATTATTTTCTTATGACTGTTACTGATTATAGGCTCATAGATTTGTTTAATACATCTCTCCCGGATTTTGAAGATTATCTACAAAAATGGTTAGATTTTGCAATTGTAGATTTTAAAGTATGTGACCAAGACCTAAATTACAATAATACCACAAAAGAATTCCCGGCTGAATTAAGCCGGGACAATAAAACCATCTTAGCTACGCTAATGATGAGATATTGGCTCCAAAAGGTTGTGGGAGATATAACCCAACTAAATTTGCATATAACTGACCGAGATTTTAAGATAGCTTCTGAAGCACAAAATCTAAGAGAAAAATCAAATCATCTAAACATAGTAAAAGAACAATGTTCTCAGCTATTACAAGATTATAGTTATAAAAGAAATGACTGGACTGATTGGTATACCCAATCATTCTCGGGGGTGTAATATGACTTATGAATATAAATCCATCCCCGCTTCAATGTATGCAGGAGCAAAAAAAGGGGAAAACCCTAAACAACAATATATTGATTTATTCCAACAAACTCTTAATGAACAATTTTATAACTCTTCAAGTTGGTGGACTATTCGAGAAGAAACAGGAATAGGTACTGAAAAATATGCTAACATGGATGTTCGTATAAATCATGTTATCAACGCAGAAACTGGTTTAAAACTCGGAGACGACTGGAAAACAGTTTTGTTTCCTGACCTAAATCATCAATTAGATTTAGGACTACGCTATATATTTGATAATAACACTTGGATAGTTATAAACACCGAAGTAATCAAAAATATAGCAGCAACATGCACAATTAGAAGGTGTAATAATACACTTAGATGGATTGATGAAGCAACAGGTGTTTATTATGAAGAACCTTGTGCTATAGAATATCTGGTAAAAGAACCAAGAGATTATATTACACAAGGTTCGCCTTTCCCAACTCCCGGTGGATTTTTACATATTATAACTCAATTAAATGAGCGAAGTGGTAAAATAAATGAAAACCAAAGGTTCTTGTTTGGAAATCCTGAACATTGGGTATGTTATAAAGTGACAGGAACAGGTATAAATGACTTTACAAATGTTACAACTTATGACAATAACAGTGCTCACATACTAACATTAGATTTAATTGCTAATTTTCTTAATGAGGAATTGGATGATATTGTTAACGGTATTTGTGATGTACATACTAATGTTTATCATGTTACTTTAAATAGTGGGAGTATATCAGGTTCCCCCACTGGGGCAATACAATTAAATGCAAATGTTATTTATAATGGAGACAGTGTTATAAGAGCAATAGAATGGAAAAGCTCTAACCCTACAGTGGCTTCCGTTAGTGGAAGCAGCGGAAGTACTCTTGTTGCTTTCAACACAAATGGAAATTGCACAATAACGGCTTCTGTCTATGGAAATCCAGCAAGTGATACTTGTTGGGTGACTGTTAGTGCTAGCCCAACAATGAATAACAATATACTAATCAGTCCAAATACAAATTATATTCTAGAGGGAACTAATAGAACATATTCAGTTTATCTATATGAAAATAATATTCAATCGTCTGGTTCGTTTATTATTACATGTAGCGGTAGTAATGTTCCATCTACTAGTTATATATTTTCTCAAACTGATGGAAATCACTTTAAAGTTACAAATATGTTAAAAGATTTAACATCTCACCTGACAGTACAATGCACAACTGGTTCCGTTGTAGCTCCAAAATCGTTTGATATTTTCTTACGTGGAGCATGGCAATTTGATACTGCTTAAAGGAGAAAAACAATGCCAAATATACCAACACAAGACATCGGGTTTATAGCCTATAATGATTTTCAACGTTTTAACCAAATATCGTATACTTGTATAAAACACATGATGGATAATAATGAATCAGTTTGGAAATTATTGAAATATACTAGCCCTGATGCTTGGAATAAACCAGATTTAACACAAGAAGAAAAAGCGGCTCTAATATATGCTGGACAACAAGATAGTTCAAAATATAATGTTTTTATGGATGGGAAACAACCCGATGTTTTAGTAGAAGAAGTAACATTGGTAAGAATAATGCCGCATTACGCTATGGGTTATAATCGTACTATTGGTGTTATTGAAGTAAGCATGGAAATATTTTCCCATTATAAAATAAATCATTTGTCTAATTATACTACTAGAATTGATACAATTGCGGGAGAACTTCTTGCTTTATTCAATGGTGTAAATATAGGTATATTGGGCTTGATGGCTATAGATAGGATGATTGACCAAAGTTCTCGCTTATTCCAAGCTGGTCAAATACCGTTTGGTGGAAAACAAATAATATTCTCAACTTACTCGGCATAAAAATATGGATATTTCATATTATATTACTTATGATTTACCTATTCCGTATAAAAATATAAATATATATCCGGTAACAGTAAAAGACTATATACTCTTTAATATTTATTCTCAATGCTTAAATATAGATAAAAATAGCATCCCCAACCCGGAAATAATCTCAATGACTTATATGGAATATGTTTTTAATATTACTGAAAAAAATCCAGTAGATTATCCTTACCTAATATGGTTCGATAGGCTATTGGCAATGTGTCTGAAAGAAGATGATACATTTACAGAAATACAAGAAAGCATAAAAAGATATAGATACGACGATGAAACAAAGAAACCCTTTTTCCTTATTAAAGAAGAGAAATAT